ACATCAAAGTACAAACAAAGAAAAGTAGAAAGTAAAAAGAAATATAAACGTAAAAAGAAAATCGCTGGTTATTATTATGACTACGATGGTAAAGAAACAATTTTATATGAGGATGAGAGATGATACCAGAGACAGACAGAGCATACATAGCCGGACTCTTTGATGGTGAAGGTTGTGTATCTTACAAACAATACAATCGTAAAAGACCACACAATAAAAAAGCATACCCAACGTGGCAGATAAGACTCGAGATAGCAATGACTGATAAATCTGTGTTGGTGTGGTTGAATGAAGTTTTAGGTGTAGGTACTGTGGGTGAGAAAAGATATAAAACAAAATACACTGCAGGTTGGAAGAAACAATGGCGTTGGCGATGTAGTCACCGAGACGCATTTTATGTTTGTTGTTTGATCTGGCCTTGGACTCACGTTAAGTTACCTGAGATACAAAAAATTATACAACATTATTCTGAACGTAAACTTACTATTATGAATGACAAGGTAGTAGATCTACAAGAATATAAACAATTGATGAGTCTAGAATGAGTTGGAGTAAAACACAAAACCAAATGATTCACGAATTAAATGAATCTGTATTTAGTAAAGATCCTATTAATAGAATTTATGATCCTATGTGCCCGATTGATGTACAAAATACTAACTATGTTATGGAATTAAAGAACAGAGAAAAATATAACCCGGAAGACTTTGATGGATCTTTGATTGAAAAGATGAAGTATGATTATTTAGTTAACAATGCTAATGGTAAGATACCTGGTTATGTTTGTAAGTTTAGAGATGGTTCGTATTGGGCCTGGAATTTAAATAAAATAAAACCGGAGTGGTATGAAAAAGATTTACCCACCACATCACACTTTACGAATAATAAATTTAAACCGAAGACTGTGGGTGATTTAAAATTAAAAGATGGAGTAAAACTTAAATGATAAAAAATAATAAGTATAGATACCCGAAAACGGTACGAGAAGTAATAGAAGGTAAACGTCATTATAATATCAATGACAAAGAAAAACTACCATCGGTGACTACGATATTGTCAGCGACACAATCAGCCGAGAAGCGCGAAGCGTTGGCCAGGTGGCGTGAGTCGAAAGGCGAGATTGAGGCGACGCGGATCGTGGATCAGGCCGGAGCACGGGGGACCGCGATGCACAAGATTCTTGAAATGTATATTTTAAAACAAGGTTATCTAGATGAAACAGAAGTAGGTAAGCAAGCTCACAATATGGCTCTTCGAGTCATTGAGCAAGGACTTTGTAATGTTCCAGAGTATTATGGCACAGAGTGTACTTTGTATTATCCTGGATTGTATGCAGGCCAAACAGATTTAGTTGGTATACACAAGGGACAGGACGCAATCATAGACTTCAAGCAAACAAACAAGCCAAAGAAAAGAGAATGGATTGAAGATTATTGTCTTCAATTAGCAGCTTATGCTATGGCACATAATTTTATTTACAAAACAAAAATTACAAAAGGTGTTGTGATGATGTGTAGTAAAGATAATTATTACCAGGAGTTTGTTATTGAAGGTAATGAGTTCCAAGAATATAAACATAACTTTTTAAGGAGGGTGGATGAGTATTATAAAACAAGACCAAAGAAGACTGGATAATATAGCAAAAGCATATTGGAATACATCTGGAGAAGTAAGAGAGATGTGGGGTCGTAAATGGTACGAATTAATTAAAATAATAGGAAGGAAATTAGATGAGAGTAAGAGACTTACAACAGATTCTAGAAAAATTCACTAACGGACAAAAAGGTACTATGATATCTGATTGTCCAATATATATTGAGACTCAATCTGGACACTTGGAAGATTTACGAAAGATTGAAGTACAAGAAAGTGTAGTAATTGGAGACGCTAATCCTGCAAGATTAGTATTTAAAGCAGATGAAAGAAGATTATTTAGATCACTTACATATAAACAGAGTTAACATACCCTTGGGTCACGGGACTGAAGCTAGCGTGGAGGTCCCGTGTTTAAAATAGATTTGGTAGAATACCCAGACGTATTTCTACGTAGTAAATCTCACGAGGTTAAGTTTCCATTGGATGATAAAAATACAAGACTCATACAATGGATGAAGAAAGCTATGTATCAACACCACGGCATAGGGTTAGCAGCTGTGCAGGTAGGATACTTACAAAGAATTTTTATAATGGATTGCACTAGAGCAAGAGAGACACCACAAGTATTTATTAATCCTGTGATAGTGAAAAATAGTGAAGAAACTTTAACAGACTTCGAAGGGTGCCTATCAGCACCAGGAAAACACGGAGAGGTAAAACGATACCTTAGAATCGTTCTAAACTACAAAGATGAGAAAGGAGAAGATCACACGAAGACCTTCTATAATCTGGAGGCTAGGTGCATACAGCACGAGCTGGACCATTTAGAGGGTAGACTGTGTATTGATTATGAAAAAGGTAACTATAGTAGGGAAAAACATAAGTCCCAAACAATGGTCGAATCTGATTTTAGAACTAAATCTGATTCGTAAACAGTGGGCACCATATGCAACGTTTGAATTACAGGGGCCCGGTGTCAAGAAAATAGTGAATAATGGCACAAATGTGGCAAGTACAGACTTTCATCGTAAGATGCAGACGTCAAATACCTGGGGAAATAGGTGATTGTGCCAATGTATAGTGAAATATTTGAGCAAATTTTTTTTTCAGTGATAAAAAAAAACCTCTGGCACACTTGGCACAGGGTAAAATTGAGCTATTATCGTTGGTATTACTGGCTAAATGGTGTGCCAAGGGTCTTGGCACAGCCTGGCACAGTACTGTATTCGACGCGCGCGACCTTTTTTGTTTTTTTGAAAACTTTTTTGCCCAAAAATCTCACTATACAGTATAAGATAGAATATGAGACGACCTAAAAAATCAAAATACAAATCTGTTGTTATCAACAAGAAGCGGTATTACTATTACAAGATAACCTGGATTGATCCAACGGGTGACAGCGGGCACGCTACAGCACACGACTCACTAGGTTTACTGCCATCTACAATGATAACTCACGCTTATGTATTTGATAAGAATAAAAAATACATATGGACGTTTGCATCTTACGAAGAGAATGACGAGTTATTTAGTGATAGAAATGTATTTCCAATTGGGTGTATAATTAAAATGGAAAAAATAAATGAAAAATAAAACCTTGACTAAGAATATGCCTAACGTAAAATGGAACCTATTACCACCAAGGCGTGGTCCTAACCCACAAGGAGTAACTTATGGAATGGATAAGAAAAATAAGAAACAACGGCCTAAGAATTTGGCAAAAGTTTAATAATATATTTAATCAGTCGCAGGGGCTGATTCTTTTGATAATTCTATTTTATCTAATTCGATATCTTCAGGCGTAATATTAATTATTTCTTTGTTATCATCTAGAATTCTTTTGAGTCTATCTTTGATCTCATCAGAAGTCATATTATCTATGTTGCTAGTCATAACTAATTTTTGATCTACGTATAGACCACCAGCTTTACCACGTGCAACTTCTGCATTTACAGCTGCGGACCAGGCTTTGTTCTTTATGGCCTCGTTCCTTATCTTTGCCAGCTCTGCTACGTGTCTACCAAAATCTATACCGTACTTCTCCTGAACCTCTGCTCTCAACTCACCAATGTATTTAACAACTAATGGAAAATACTTTGGATTTCGCATCTCAGAAGCAGACTGTCTAGGTCTAGTCTTATATCCGGCTTCATATGCACACTCCGCTGGAGACATACGGCCTTCATTATAAACCACTAATTCTGCAAACTTTCGTTGTTTATCTGTAAGTTTTTTATCTTGTGTCATACTTGTAATTTAGTACAAGATGTAGTAGTTAGCAAGTAGGAATTCCGGTGAAACCAGAGTCTAAATTTTGGAAATTAATTAAGAAAAACACACCTAAAATCCAGTGGACAAGACTGGAATCTTGGGCATCTTTCGGTGTGCCAGATCTGGTTGGTTATCACGATTCTTGCGGTTTTTTTATGGTTGAACTCAAAGTTACAAAGACCAAAAAAGTACACTT